ATTATCTACAGCGTTAGATAGACGTGAGGCAGCTGCTTCATCCTCAGCAAAGGCTTTTACAGCTTGTTTACCAAAGTTAATTACGGCTTTTGTACCAAAGGCTATACCTAAGCCACCAGCTAAAGACTTAACACTTTTCGTTAATTTTGCTGTAGCTGTGTCTGCCTGCTTAAATGCTTTTTTGCCTGTGAACTCAGCGGCTATATCAATTCTTACTGATGGATCAACGGCCATTAGTTATACCCCACAGCCGTATTAAATTTATCCCGGGCAGACTCAATGGCCTTAATAACAGCTGCGTTAGTCTTGCCGCCATCCTCAGCCCATGCGCGAAAGATTGCGCGGCCTTTCATCTTGCGTGATCTACGGCCTCTACCTGTTTGATTATTGGCATCTACGATCTTGCTGTATTCATCCATAGATTGCACGAATAGATAGCCAGCCTCTGGGTTATTGCTCTTGCCGTATTTTTTATTAGTGCTTGTCATGTAACGATATTCGCCAGCCCCGGTATCGCGGCGATAAGTAGGAATTACAACCTCACGCATTTTTGCTTGCTCACGCCCAGAGGTATGAACACGGCCAGCAGTTTCATAAATAGCACCCGATGCAGATGCATTTTGAATACGAGCTAGTGATCGAAAGCCTGATCGATTTACCTTGCTAGGTGTAGTTTTGTAACCTACGCCGCCTCTAGCACCTCTGCCATCCCATACTGGAAACTTGCCATTACCAGATGCTTTACCCCAGCCCGATAAAGGTGCTTGGGATGGAATAAAGCCACGCGCCTTAGACACAATAGGTTTAAGCAAACTAGCCATTTCTTTGCGTGTGTCTTTAGCTAGATCAGGCGTAAATTTTCTTAAAGCTCTTTGGAGATCAACGCCGCCTTTTATTGTTACTGGCATCTTGGATCTCCTTTGCTCGATCTTTCATCGCCTGCAGTAATGCACTAAACATCCTGGAATCTAACCCAATTAAATCTTTAGGCGGTATTCCCGTTTCCAAACTGATCCGTGCGATCAAGTAAGTAAACGAGTCACGCCTTATGCTTCCGGGTCATCCTCTAACACATCCACCTTTTTTAAAGTCTTTAAGAATTCTGCGCCGAACATTGGCACGGTTTCGCCTGCAGCTCTTAAACACTCCCACGCCAGCCAGTACACATCGGTCTGTTTTTCATCCTCGCGGAAGGCGCGGTGAAAACCTTTCTTTGCATACAGCTCGAACGCGTATTCAATAGATGGTGTTATCTGATGCTCAGATACGTTGCCGTCTATCTTTGTAACTTTTAACTTTGCCATCTGTTAGCCCCTTTGGTTTTTATCAGCTAGTTGTAATTACGATTGGTGAATTACAAGTAAATGTAATTGATTGTGTAGCGATGTCTGCTACTGCGCCGTTAATATCGGTAGTGTTATTTACCAAAATTGTGGTGCTGTATAACGGGTTAGTAGCTGATACCACTGCGCTTGTCTGCTTTAGCGTAATAGGTACTGTTGTACCCCATGCAGCTTGAAGTGTTGCGTTTACGTTTGCAGCAGCTGTATCGCTTAGGAAATCTAAAGTGATTGTGCTTGCCTCTAAACCCTTAACGAACTTATGAGCTGTATCGCCCATAGCAGTTACTTCGAGTTCATCGAACACGCGGTTGATAGTTGCCGATGTAACGTGATCAGTAAGTACTACTGAGTTAAGAGTTACAACGACTGTATTATTTAAATATACGGCCATTTGTTTATTCCTCGATCTGCTCGGTTACGGGTGCTTTGGTTTTTGTTTCTTTTACTGGTGGTGCTTCGATCTGCCCGATCTTAATTAAGAAGGCAATATCTTCATCTGTGTATGACATGGTTTAACTCCAGCTCGTTAGTATGGATATATTAAATTCGGCAGTAAGCAAGTCACCGCTATCAGCATTTAATACGCCAGGCGCGCTAACGCTGGTTATATTAAATACAAGATTTGATGCAGCTAGTTTTGTATAGGCTGCAACGATAAAATCCTCGATGCCCTGCAGGTTGCCCTGGTTATCGAACATTGGCACGGTTAGCAGAATCTTAAAATTAGCCATAGGCGAGATAGTTATATAACTATTATTGCTTGGCGTTAGATATGGGTCTGCTGGGATTACTACGCAGCTGTTAGCCAAGATGGTTGCAGGTGGATATGCGAAAACCGACCAAACTCCGTTATTGGTTAAAGCCGTTGCGATGGTGCTACGCAGCGTGGTAATGGCAGCGGTAGGCATTTACCCCACCATGCTATTCGGGTTCATGTACGGGGCTAGCAGGCCTCTAATTTTGCCTATCATGCTGTTGCCCATGCGGTAAGGGGATGGGCTAAAGCCATCTAGTCCTACGCCGCCTGTTTGAGATACCTGGCGAGCCTGCCAGATGTCCACGGCCAAGATCATCGCAGCTTCTCTAACGCTTGCTGTATTAACGTAGGTAGCAGTTTTTGTATCCTCGCCTGTGGCTGTGCCATAAGGCAATACACGGCGGAAATTTTGATTAGCTGCAACCTTGGCATACTGGATGAAACTATAACCCTGTGGGTATTGGAAATAGTTTAGCTGCAGATTAAAGGCAGGCAAAATATTACCTGTACCTGTTGAAAATGGGATAGTGCCTGTAATTGTGTAAGTGCCGTTAAAGGTTGATCCAGCCCCGGCAATAGTTACCGATTCCGTGGCAGTAAATATGCCGGGGTTAGCGATCATTACGGTGGCAACGTTGCTTACCAATGCAGTCCCCACGACTGGCGCAGAATCAAACCAAAGGAAACTGTTAATTTGATCTTGCGCGGCTTGGCAGCACTCCTCGACCGTACTATCTGAGTAAAGAGTACCGATACCAAGATTGGTACGCAGTTCGGCTACGGTGACATAACTTGCTGGCATCTCGGTACTCCTTACTTAGTTAGGGTCGGTAGGGCAAAGGGCTAATGCCCTACCGACTATCAGGGTTATTAGTTATGCCTTCTGGTATTTGACAATGCCATTAGGCATTTTTGCAATAGTGGCCATAAAGCCGTAGATAGCAACCTGAACCTGCAGGTTAGAAACTACATTTACAGACATGAAAGCCTGTGGGCTGCGATAAACAGTAAATGCCTCAGGTGCAAGGATTACTGCTGAGTTATCGTCAAAAGTAGTTGCAGTAAAGTTCTTATCTACATATAGATCTAGACCTAATACGTTACCGCGAATTGATGAAGGTGCAACCTGGCCTGCTGCGTTCATTGGTTGAATTGCGTTATAAATTGGGCGGCCAGTTGTATCCACAGCACCTAATAGTGCCTGGTACTGTGAAGGGTTTCCAATGTAATTTTGCGCAAAGTAACCAGTGCTTTTATAAATAAAAGCTGCTGCCTCTGATGAGTAAGAAATAATGCCAGCACTATCTGCTGTTGTAGGTGTGGCAGCAGTTCCAGCAGCTTGTAGTGCTACTAGTGCGGCTGTATCGATAGCTGTTAAATAAGCATTTTGTAGTTGCTGTGTAAGCTCGTCATAAAAGCCAGGGTATCCAGCTCTTTCTAACAATTCTACGGATAGCGTATTCATGCCACTGTACTTAGATACAGTTCCAGAAAGAAATGGGCTTTCCATGCCTGTATTTTGTACTGCGCCTGCTTCTGCTTCGACTGTTACAACAGGTGCTACGCCTGTACCGCCGCCTGCAGATGTCACAAGTGAAGGCACGTTGATTGTCATACCTGTAGGTGGCAAAACGCCTTGGCTACATGCATCGATAGTAGGTGTACCAAAACGTGTGTTAGTAACAAACTCGCTTAGGTACTGTGTTGGGTTAAAGCCTGGGTTAGTGCTGAAAGAATCATCTGCAGCTGTTACATACAACATTGAATCTTGGTTGCCTAAAGCAGCCTGAATTTTATGCTCTGTGTACTTGCCCATAGATGTAATTGGTGTGCGTACTGTTTGGCTGTCTAATACGGATGGGCGGATAATTGGGCGAGCTGCTTGAACTGGTGCAGCCTCGACTGGTTTTTCTGCCGGTACATCCGGTGTATCAATAGGGGCTGTAGTCACAGCTGCCTCGCTTTCGGTTTCGGTTTCGGTTTCAATCATCTCTGTATGGATGATTGTGGTTTTTGTGCTGTTTGCTGCTTCTAGTGCAGCTTTAGCAGCTGCAATATCAGTTACGGCCGCTGAATCAAAAGCAGCCGACTCTACTAGGCTTACTTCTTTCAGGACTGCAGCGGTAACTAACAGGTAGCCTTTCATCTGCTTTGATGCGGATACATCCACACCAACGGATAAACCAGATACAAGGTTTTCCTGAGCCAACAAGATAGCGTCCTGTCCCCGGCTGCTACTTGAAATTTTGAACGATGCATACATGCCATCGGAATTATCTTTAACACTATTGGCCATCATGCGCCCAACAGGTTGGGTACTTTGATGCTGCATTAATAATTTGACCTTAGTTTCATCTGCGATAGCAATCGATCCGCGTTCAAATACAACTGGGCCAGCAGATGTATAACCAACTTCGTTATATGGCGCGATCTTTCCAGAAATAATGCGGCGTTCACCATCTGCCGCTTCGATTGAATTACTAAACGTTAAGTGCAACATTTGCAGTATCTCCTGATCCATTAGGTGTTAGCTGTTCCATCGATTGCGCTTGCTCGACATCGATCAAGCCAAGGTTTAACATTTTTTCTATTGCATCTAGTCGCGCCATGGTATCTGCGCGTAGGAAAGTTTCATCAATAGCAAAACGTACTACGTTACCGTGCGCAGTTAGATCATCCATGCTTAAACGGTTTTCGATTGCGCTTATAAATGGCTGTAGTGAGTAAGCTACAAATTCTTTGCGACCATCTAATATATTTTGATATGTCATGCTGTTATTCATGTCTGCACTTATGTAGTACGCAGGCACGTTCATCAAGCGCGCAATTTCAGTAGCAAGATATTGTGACGATTCATTATAGGTCATGTCCTTTGGTGAAAAGCCAATATTTTGCGCCTCTAAAGTGCTAGTTAAATATGCGGTACTGCGATTATTACGCGCGGCTTTCCACGCAGCTAGTAAACCTTGTACTTGCGCCTCTGGTAAATCTGCACCAGTATTTTTTAAAATAGTAGTAGCCATTGGCGTAGCTGCTGCAACTGCTGCAGCCTTTTGAATATCTAACGCAGCTTGAATAGTGCGGCCACCAGTTTGTAATACACCTGGCAGTAGCGATTGAAATGTAACTAACGAACCAATACCAGACATAGGTACGCGCTGGCCATTGACTGCGTAATATTCGACTTCATCGCCGTACTTATTTGTAGTTACGGTAACGCGTGTATTAGATATAAATTCAAAACCTGATGGGCGATTGTCATCCTGGTACAAAGACGATACGCGTAAGTAGCCCACGCCGTAGAACAGCAACGCATCGACTAGATAGGCGATCGTAACGCTGCGTGGTTGGCGAATATCCATCTGATCTAGCCATACCGGGGACTCTAATTTCTTGCCTGTAGATTTTTTGTACAAGCCAAGATCAATGCTGGATATAACGCCTGCAATTAAATTACGGCAACGGCTAACGCTGGCAACCTGCAAAGCCAAATTGCGATCCATCGCAACGCCATAACCATAGTTAGATAAGCCGCTGTTATAGCTGTACATGCCAACGCCGTAGCTGGTATCCATGATGGCAGGGGCATATTGGGCAGTAACTTCTGCCTTACCCTTAAAGCCTAAAGTTTCCAGTAATCCCATAGGTGGGATTTTCTCAAATTGTCAAGCATATTACCGATTGTGTTCGGCGTGTCGCTATGCGTATATCTTGGCTTCCTGTACGGGCTGGGCAAGTATATGAATCACCATAGCCAAACCAATAGCAATATCTACAGGGCCAGCAGACTTACGGCGCACGATACGCCAAGCTGAGTCATTGATCTTAGCTGCGCTGTTATTCATGTGCTGTACTAGCAATTCTTGGCCGCTATGGGCTAATCGGCCGTTACTTAGGGCATCGTGCAGATCGCTACAAGCTGTATAGAACTCAGCACCCGATACATCGCGCACGGCTACGCCTGATAGTTCTAACCGCTTGGCGATCGATGCGGTTGTGTATTTGTCAAAGCAAACTGTGCGCGGATAGTAGAGATCGCACCAGCCTTTAATGCTGGCCGCAATTTTTAGCTCATCTACGGCCACCTGGTTGTTATAAGTTTCAAGTACGGCTACACCTACACGGCCATCGGGTAACAGCTGGCCCATTACAAGGCTTGCATCTCTACGGCTAGGGGATACGTCAAAGGCAAATACTGTAAGTGGCCCCGGTGACATTTTAAGGTTGTTATCGCTGGTTGCCTCGATCGATCCATAAGGCCATGGCGATTGCAGGCTATCGATCCATTGGCACAAGGTTTCAGTTCTAAACTGCTCGACCGATTGCGTGTTAAGAGCTTCCTCGATCGACTCCATAGTGATCGTATGGCCTAACGCAGGATTGGCGGCTATCCAGCCTTGGCGGTCGGTGATCTTGGCAAACTGTGGCGCGCTGTACTCGTAAAAGCCAAAAGTTTTAGATGGGTTAGATAGGGCGCGTTCACGCAGCGAATTAAGTACGCTGCTAAAGGCATCGCCACTATTGCTGCACATTAAGGTCTGGGCATTAGCCCGTGCGCGTGTAGTCGGTAGCGCAGCTGCGTAGCCTTCCTCGGTGATTTCGCGTACTTCATCTATGAAAAGCAGATCAGCTGTACGGCCACGCGATCCGTCACGGGTAGCAGCTACAACATCTAGCCGCGCACCATTTAGCAGCTCGATCGACTCAGTTCCATTGGCGTACCGGATCGCCTTTACCTGGGCTTTAAGTTCTGGGCATCCTTCGATGGCATAGGCCACTTCTCTAAAGGTGCTAAGTGCCATGCCTCGATTGGATGACATAATCAAGATTTTCTTTTCATCGAATAGAAACATGCCAGCCAAGATACGCATACGGGCAAGGTGGGTTTTGCCGTTCTGTCTAGCGCATAAAACTAGGTTTGTTTTGCGGATGAAGTCACCAGCTGCATTTACTCGCAACATATCCTCAAGTACAAACCGTTGCCAGGGTAATAACGGGTAGCCGATTTTATCTGCAAGATCAGAAACCTCATCTATGCGAGATTTACCTTTAAGTAATGGGCTGTGCAGCCTTGGCTTCACTAGCCCCCGGCGCAGGGGTTTAACTTTGGTAGTCATCCTGTTTGGCCTTGGACTGGTTGGCCCAAACATGGGCCTGTTTGAACCGTAACCTGCGTGATCGGGGAGAAACTTCCAGA